CAACTGGAACATGGCATTTTGCATACGATCTTGCACGTGATCCATTAGCTGTAACTGGCACTTTTGCTTGGAGTTAATAGTTAAATAAAATAATGTGAGCTCCTTCGGGAGCTCACGACTAAGGAGATAAAATTATGAGTACATATCCAGTAGATATAAAATCTACACAACTAACTGCTGCAGGGGCTGCTCAAACTATTTTTGCTGGTCCGTGTAGAATACTTGGGGTTTATTATTTAAGTGATGTTGCTTCAGGAGGCAGTATCGAAATTTTAGATTCCACTACAAGTGTGTGTAAATTTGCAGTTCCTGATGGAACCAGTGAACATGAAATTCCTTATTATATAGAATTTCCTGGGACTGGTATTTATTGTAAAACGAGTGGAAAAGCAACTTTAACTACAATTACAGACGCTACATTTTTCTTCGGTTAGGAGGTAAATCATGCCTAACACGACTTCCGATAATTATACTTTTGGAAAAACTTTTACTATTGCCGATATTGTTGAAGAAGCTTTTGAACGCGTAGGTTTTCCTAATGTTTCAGGCTATCAATTAAGAGCGGCGAGACGATCACTCAACATTCTTTTTCAAGAATGGGGAAATCGAGGATTGCATTATTGGGAAGTAGGAACTTTAAATCTTACTTTGACTCAAGGAGAAAAAGAATTTAATTTTTATAGATATCCTTCCGATATGCCCACGACTGGGGCGACAGCTTTACAAAAATCTAATGGACTTGATACCACTCTTGATGGAGCTATTGCTACCACCAGCGTTACGAGTGGGATCACTATGGATTCTATTACTGGCATGAATAACCAAGGTACTATTAGAATTGGTACCGAAGATATTACCTATGTAGGTTTTAGTGGTTTAGAATTAACGGGTGTGACCCGTGGAGCTCATGACACTACAGCAGCGACGCATTCAGATGCTGCAACTGTTACTAATTATGTTCCAGGTTTCTCGGATATTGAACAATGTTCATTACGAACGAACATGGCAGGAAATACTCAATCCGATGCTGCGCTGGGTAAAGTCGATCGTTCTACTTATTCAGGATACGCAAATAAAGAATCAGAAGGGACGCCTAGTAACTATTGGGTTCAAAGATTTATAGATCGAGTTACGATGACTATTTATCCAACTGCAGATGCAAGTAATGCAGCTAAAAATTTACATATCTTTTTTGTTAAAAGAATTCAAGATGCAGGAACGTATTCCAATGCTACTGATGTTCCGTATCGTTTTATTCCACCGATGGTGGCAGGATTAGCTTATTATTTATCACAAAAATATAGAATGGAAAAAACACAGGCCTTTAAATTATTATACGAAGATGAATTGGCAAGAGCTTTACAGGAGGATGGATCAGCAGCAAGTACTTATATAACACCTAAAGCTTACTATCCAAATATCTAATGCCAAAGTATGCATCAGGAAGACACGCACTAGCTATATCAGATCGTTCAGGTTTACAATTTCCCTGGAGGGAAATGGTAACTGAATGGACAGGAGCATTTGTTCATATTTCTGAATACGAACCTAAACAACCTCAATTAAGACCTAAAACTTTAAGCGCGGATTCTATATCCCTTACTAAAGTAAGACCCTCTCGAACAGCTTTTCCCACTCCCACTATTTTACCTAATAATCCTTTTGATACTGAAGTAGGAACAACAGTTACAGTTACTCAACCTAATCATAATTTTTCAAGTGGTGATGCAGTAAGATTTAGACAGGTAAAAAATAACCTAGGAAATGTAGCTATTACTACATTAGAATTAGAAACTACTTTGAATGGCGCTCTTACTTCAACAGCTACTTCTTTGACCTTAACAGATGCTTCTGAGTTTCCTAGTTCAGGATATATCTATGTTCAAACTAAACCTAGTGCAGGATCGACTACCGAAACTGTTTTTTCACAAAGTGAAGTTATTAAATACACAGGCAAGTCCACCCATACTTTAACAGGTTTAAGTCGAGGTTCGTCTGCGCCTACTTATGGATTAACTCCACAAGCAAGTACGGCGACTGCTCATAATGATTTAGATAAAGTATTTGGATCTTACAGTATTACACCTATTAACATTACAGTTAATTATCCAGGGCAACCTCCAACCAAGACGGTTAGCAATCAATATACTTTTTCTTTGGTTTCTGCTGCAACAAGTGTTACAACAGGAGGAGGGTTTCCCGCTTTCGCGGGGCCTGTAGGAGATAGACCATAATGGCATATACATTCGCAAATTTAAAAACAGATCTTAGAAGTTATACCGAAGTTGATGATACCGTTTTAACGGACGCTATTTGCAGTACTATTACTAAAAATGCAGAAAACAGAATTTATAGAGAAGCGGATAATGATGACAATCGATTCTATGCCACTTCTACTTTAACTATTGGTAATCGATACGTGACGATTCCAAGCGATTTAAGAATTATTAGATATGTTCAAGTAACTAATAGCAATGTAACTCCTAATGTGCATGTTTATTTAGAGAGAAAAGATACTTCTTATATGACCGAGTATTATGATACTCCTTCGACAGCCTCTGGATTACCTAAATATTATGCTAATTGGGACGCTACTTATTGGCTCGTAGCTCCTACTCCTGATGCCGCTTATGACATTACTCTGGCTTATATTAAACAGCCATCGAGCATTACGGTATCAGATTCAACAACAACTTATCTAAGCAACAAATATCAGGATTTACTTTTGTATGCGACTTTGCTAGAAGGATATGGATACTTGAAAGGTCCGCAGAATCTGGTACAGTATTATCAGCAGTCGTATCAGCAGGCTTTACAATCGTATGCGATCGAACAACAAGGTCGTAGACGCAGAGACGAATACCAGGATGGGGTTATTCGAACGCCTCTTAAATCACCACCACCAACGCAGGATTAAAAATGGCTTTTGCAATAAATGACAGAGTAAAAGAAACCAGTACTACATCAGGGACAGGTACGTTTACTTTAGACGGTGCAACGACGGGATTTGAAACATTTTCCACTGCGATTGGGAATACAAAAACAACTTATTATTGTATTCATACACAGAATGCAGCAGAATTTGAAGTTGGTGAAGGAACCGTAGCAGCAGGCACTCTTGCTAGGGATACAGTGATATCTAGTTCTAATAGTGATTCTAAAGTAGATTTTTCTGCATCAACAACAAAAGATGTATTTTGTACAATGCCTGCAAGTAAGGTGGCTTATATAGATGATTCAGATACAATTGTTAATGCAGGAACAGTAACTTCGGTTGCTGTGGCAGATGCAGGAGCAAGTGAATTTACAGTAACTGGTTCGCCCGTTACCACTACAGGAACAATTAATTTGGCAGTAGATAGTATTGGAGCAGCTAAAATTGCAGATGGAAGTGTTAGTGATACAGAATTTCAATATATCAATAGTCTGAGTTCTAATGCTCAAACTCAAATAACTGCTAAAATGACTAGCTTTACATTAGCTGGAACTTCTGGTTCTGGTCAATCCATTACCGATGGCAATACCGCAACGGTAGCGGCTGGAAATGGAATAACAACAACGGGTGCCTCCACGGATACAGTTACAGTAGCTGCCAATCCAGCGATGACCCCTTATATTTCAAGCACAGGAAAAGTATTGGTATTTGGATTTTAGGTATGATATTTAATTTTAATCAATAGGAGAAAAAAATGGCAAGTGAAATAATGGCAGTAAGTCTAACTAAAGAACTTTCGAACAGTGAAGTAGATTTACTTACGGTAGCCGCTGACCACACTTATACGATACTTAATATATCTATTTGTGAAACGGGCGGTAATGCCGAGACTTTTGATCTTTATGTGCGAGACGACGCGGGTGCAAATGATTATGAAATTTATTCAGATCAAGCCCTAGCGGCTAATGCAACCTTTGAACATACGACTAGGATTGTTCTTATGACAACCGATGTGCTTTCAGCTAAATTAGGAAGTGCAGGAGATGTGGATGTTGTTATCAGTTATTTAGATCAAACATTATAATTTGAAATAAAGATTTATGAGTGGAAAAGTAGGAGATAATCTATTTAGAGCTTCAGGAGTTGTTGCTGCTGTTGCTGGTGGTGTATCTTGGCAAGATGTAGAAACAGGAGCTACATTTACTGCGGTAGCTGGAAATGGCTATCCTGTAAATACCACCTCGAATGCTTGTACGGCTACATTACCTACTTCAGCTGAAGTAGGAGACGAAATTATATTTACAGATTATTTAAGAACATGGGCAACAAATAATTTAACATTAGCCCAGGGGGATTTAAAATTTCAAGGTTATTCTGATTCTATAACTGAACCCGTTTATTCTACAAATGGACAGTCGGTTCATATTGTTTATATGGATGCAACGCAAGGATGGGTTCCAATATCAGATGATGATGTTACTTTTGAAACCGAACCAAATACTATTACCTATGATTGTGTGGCAGGAGGAGGTGGAAATGCAGCAGACGGAGGCTATAACCGAGAAGCAGGATCAGGTGGTGGTGGATTTATAGCATCAAATTTTAATGGATCAAGTGGAGTAGCTTATACAGTCACAGTAGGTGGCGGTGCAAGCGGACATGCAAACGGAACTGACTCAACAATAACTGGTTCAGGATTAACTACAATTACTGCTTATGGTGGTGGCTTTGGGGGCAATACTGACGGAATGGTCGGAGCTGATGGGGGCTCTGGTGGCGGCAACTGGTATAGCGCAGCTAGTGAAGGCGGTCAAGGAACAGCAGATCAAGGAAATGATGGGGGCGCTTCTGGTGGATCTAATAACTGGTCGGGCGGTGGCGGCGGCGGAAAAGGTGCTGAAGGAACAGCTAATGATACTAACGGAGTAGGAGGTGCAGGAGAAGCATCGGTTATAACTGGTACTACTTATGCGGCAGGCGGAAACGGACACAGGTGGCAGGGATATTCTTATAATGCTTCTGGAGCAGCTAATACTGGAATTGGAGCTACTGGCATAGCAGATGGCGGATCAGGAATAATTAATTTAAAAATATTAACAGCAGACTACACAGGCACTACAACTGGTTCACCAACCGTAACAACAGACGGAGATTATACAGAAATGAAATTTACAGGTTCAGGGAGTTACACAGCATAATGGCACATTTTGCAAAATTAGGAAAAGGAAATATTGTTGAGAAAGTTGTTGTAGTAAATAATGAAGTTATTACTGATGCCGATGGCAACCAACAAGAACAATTAGGAATAGATTTTTTAAAAGAATTACATAATGACCCTTCAGGAATTTATATTCAAACATCTTATAATAATAATATTAGAGGACGATATGCTGCGGTAGGTGGTCTATATGATAGTAAAAATGACAGATTTTTACCTAGAAAACCTCATCCTACTTGGAGTTTTAATGAAGAAAAATACTGGTATGACCCGCCTGTTCCCAAACCTATTGAAGCGGGTAAAAATTACTATTGGGATGACAACATATACAGCTGGGTTGAAGCACAGTCAGATCATCTAGAATAAGGCTCTATCATGCTAGGTCTTAATGCTTTTGCTGAACATGCCCTTGCCTCTTTAGGTCAAGGGTTTTATGTTTCTGTTACGGGAAATAAGATTGTCGTTGCCAACAACGGATCTGGGGTAACAGTAGTAGGTGCTGCAACTGTAACTGTTACAGGAAACGAAATTGCAGTTAGTCAAAATGCAGACGGCATTACTTTCACAATTACAGGTACGGTTAGTCCGACAGGCTCAGCCATCGTACTTTCTACTGGCGCTGAGGAAGTGAATGTGTTAACGTGGAATCCTATTGATCCTGACGCAAGTCAAACGTGGACTAATATAGACCCATTATAGGAGAATTATGGCATCAACATATACGACAAATTTACAATTAGAAAAAGTAACCACAGGTGAAAAAGCTGGGTTATGGGGAACAGTAACTAATACTAATCTAGAAATTTTAGAACAGGCGTCGAGTGGATATCTATCGGTCGACGTAGCTTCAGGCGATGTCACATTAGACCTAAATGATGGAGCCACTTCTAATGGTAAAAATCTATTTTTTGTTTTAACAGGAACACTCGCAGGCAATCGTAATTTTATTATGCCTGCTACGGCAGAAAGAATCTTTATTGTTAAAGATTCAACGGACCGTTCTTCAAGCAACTTTACTTTAACGGTTAAGACGGCTTCAGGTACAGGTTATACAATGCCTGTCGCTGCAACCGCCTTGGTTTACTCTAACGGAACAAATACGGCTTTAGGCATGCTGCAAAAAAGTTATGTCACCCATACCGCGGCTTATACTGCCGTTGCGGGTGATCAAATCTTTTGCGATACTAAGACAACTGATGCATTTACCATCACTCTTCCTGCAGGGGCCGTTAATGATGAAATAACGCTCATCGACAGTCAAAATTATTTTGCTTCAAACAATCTAACTATTGATTCTAATGGGTCAGAAAAGATTAATAGTTCAACGGACAATCTGGCTTTAAGCGCCAATGGTCAAGCTATTACGTTGGTATATGCCAATGCTACAGTAGGCTGGATATACAAAACGAATAGTGCATCATAGGAGCTAATCATATGGCTCTCGTAGATTTTAA